CATCACGTCTCAGCTCACCGTGCTCGGGCATAGCGACCATGGCGTTCATTAAGTAACCGGGCAGCTCAAAGTGTCCAAACATATATTTGCCCGACAGCTTCTTAATGCGCTTATGATCGTCACCCACTAACCAAGGAGCAAAAGTAACATCTCCGTCAGTGAACCAATCGTTAACAATAGTAATGTTACTAAGATGCTTTGCCCATTCAACACTCTGAACATCCCGTTTATCGCGATAATATAAGTCATGATTACCAGGAATAAAGAAAACACGGTCAAAGTTGTCATTTAAATGCTCCAACGCCCTTAGGCTATAGTTCAGCGTGACAATATTTATTGATGCTCTATTATTGTGCCAATCGCCTAGAAACATAGCTGTTTCGCAGCCCTCTTCCTTGGCTTTGGCAGTGGCCCATTTAATAAAATTTAAACAATCATCGTTGTGGGACTGACTATTGGACTTTAGTCCAAAGTGTATGTCCGTGAATATCGCAGCTTTCTTAAAGAGATTTGTCATAGTGTAAGTATAGCAGGTTAATTCTGCTCCATCAAATATAATGGTGTTATTTGTAGTTGATACAAATATTTAAAAACACAGGTGTTTATAAAGTAACTCAGCTATATGTTGGTGCCCGTCTTCTAGGAAGTGTCCTCTTGGTCCGGACGGAAATAATGGTAGGATATCCCGTATAGCAAAATCGTGCCAACGATAAAACTTCGAAGTGTCAATTTGACTAGCATAAAATTGTATTTCTCGGTGTACTTCAAAAATTTGATCATCGTCCATTATATCAAAGTTGATCAATGGTTTAACCTGTTCGATAAATCGATCTTTTGGAGAAAGCCATCGAGTTAATTCGTTACTGTGGCTATTGACCATTAGATACTGTTTTTTATTTGTGTTTAAGTAACTTTGCAATAAAACAATTTGTTGCAGCCAATTTTTAAATCCAAACATTCTATTGTACCAAACTTGGAATAAGGTACGACCCCATATTTTGTAAAAATCTTTATCACCAAAGGTATAATCTATTAATTTTGGATTAAAATTGCCTTCGATGTTGTCGTCCGACTTGTAAAATGTAAATTTAGCAGTAGTAGTCCAACTAATAATGAATAGATCAATATCTAGATCAGCGCAATGCTTGATAGTATTAAACACATTACGCTGATTAGATCCGCATTGTACTCCGTCATTGACACAGCTGGCACCAAGTTTACTAGCCAATAATGCTGGCCAAGAATCTGTCGATGGAGACTTTAATTCATCTCCATATACGTGCGAGTCACCAACTACATAAATTTTCATCGACTATTACTCGTCGTCGCCGTGATAGCCGCCTGATGCCATACCTTGTCGTGTGTAGGAGGGAGTTAGGCCATTCATTTCTAATATGTCATCACGCAAGTTTTGATTACGTTTTTCGATGTTTAATACACGGGTAAATGAGTTTGTGATTGCAGCCGTATAGTAAGCAAAAGGGTTTTGACTTTTGGATTCGTCGAATTGTAACCCAATTTGACTTAGCTGTAATAATGCCTGACTACGCATTTCGTCGTTGTAAGTATATCCACGCCAGTTGCTGCGAGTAGCATAGCGTTCGCACAGTTTAATAAACATATGCGCCAATTTTGGAGTCATTGCTCCGTGATCTTTGCTAAACTTACCATTATCCAATACACCAACCCAATGGCTACGGCCAACACACACGCTGGCACCATCGGCGTCAACTTGATAGTGTTCAAATGGTGGGAAATTTACTTTGACATATTTTGTGCTGCCGGATATGTCAATATCCGAGTCATCGTCATATTCGCTGCGGGGAACGCCTTCTTCCTCCATTAACTTAATAGCAGCTTTACGACTTTTAATATCGTCAACTGGAACGTGGTCCCAGGTCATAACACGAAATACTACATCGGTGTCCGCTACATCTTTGAGTTTGATTTCAAACTCGTCTAGCTTACGTTTAGTGCCATCTGCTGTAGCAGCTTCGTGGGCAAGTTTAGCTAGTCTTTCTGCACGATTTTTACGTGCCTGAAGTATATTTTTCTTATTAATTTTGCCAACATCAGGCAGAATCATATCGTAATCTGCTACTGCGGGACTAGTGTAAGTACAATAAGAATTTTTACTTTTATGTATTTCTTTTAGAATATCTTTGTTATTTAAATAATTGTGTCTCACCTTAGGGAATCCTTGTAGTTGATACATACTAGCATATTTAAACTTAGCAAGTCAACCGAGTTTATAAAACATTATCTTAGCATATAATTTTTGCTATAAATACAATATAAATTGGAACGCATATGCCTGTACTACCTAATTCTTTAAGATCTGGCCTAGCAACAGATTCCGGAACTCCCCGTATGAGCCAAGTAGGCTATGCGCCACAGTCCACTACTTTTGGGCCATCCACGCTCGAACAGTCGGGCAGCAGATTAACTTTATCCCAGGCGTTCCGCTATGTAGATCGTACAAATAGTCCTCCAGAAATAAAGTATCCCAATGCCAATCAGGACTGGCGAGTACGTATAAGTTTAGCACCGGGCGCAGACTATTTTTATAAAGATCCCAATAACTTCTTATTAAGTCCATTGGTTAATCAAATTGGTGACAGTCTCGGTGGACAAATTGTTAATAGTTTAACTAACACAGTTGGATTAAGCGGAAAAAAACGTATAGGTGTAGTATTTCCCTACACCCCAAACATTACAGTAACACACGTGGCCAGTTACTCTGAACAAAAATTAACACATAGCAATTATACAAATTATTTTTACGATAGCAGCGCAGTACAGGCTATATCTATTGCCGGCGAATTTACTGTGCAGAATGTGAACGAGGGACAATACCTATTGGCAACACTACACTTTTTCCGTAGTGTTACAAAAATGTTTTTTGGTGGAGATCCAGATGCTGGAACACCGCCCCCTATCGTTTATCTAAATGGTTACGGTCAATATTATCTACCAAATGTATCTTGTATTGTTACGTCTTTTGCACACACTATGCCAGCAGATGTAGACTATATAGAAGTACCGGAGCCAGCAGCTACTAGAACACAATATAACCCGCAATCAGTTAGCTACAGACTTAATAGCACAAGATTACCAACAAAGAGTACTATCACACTAACCTTGCAGCCAATATACAGCAGACTTTCACAGAGCCAAGGATTTAGTCTCAGGGACTTTAGTAAAGGTGCTCTTATTAATTCTCCATTTGCCAATGGCGGAGTTACTGTTTATGGAACTAGCCAAGGTGGTCAATGGACCACAGGCGGTGGACCCGGAGGATTTATTTAATGTCAGCTACATACTCTAAAACTAGTTTATATTCGGGAACAGGATTATGGGGCACATTTTTGGACCTGTGGGCTGGTAAAACAATAAATCCAGACCCCAGCGACGCCTTGTATCAAATTGATACATTATATAACCGTCGCCCAGATCTTTTAGCATATGACTTATACGGCGATACTAATCTTTGGTGGGTATTTACTTTAAGAAATCCAGATATTCTTAAAGATCCATTGTTTGATTTTATTGCCCCGAGGGTGATATATTTGCCCAACAAAGAAGTAGTAAAAATATCTCTGGGGCTGTAATTCGTGGCAACCTTTTCTCAATCAGTACAACCACTTCCAGATTTGGGGCCAGGCGGCCAACTTGTAACCAGCACAGTAGTTGTTACAGAAGCATCCGGTACCACTACTTCAACTACACAACAAATCATTGATCCTGCAGGACGAATATCGGCCCAGTCGTTGCTTCTGCCAGTGACCAGTGTTACTAGCGATATCACAATACCCGGAAATGCACCAATGCACCCCGGTGGAGTTGATTTAACAGTTGACGAAGAGCCGGCACCAAATACTGCGCCACCAGCGACCTCAGTACCTGGCCAATTAAAACAACAAAAACCTACGAATTTAGTACCCAATCCATTACATAGATTTGCTTCGTATACATACTCCTGGAGTTTGTGGTGGACTGATGTTGATGAAATTAAAACACTGGGCGCCGCCAAAGATGTATCAACGGCGCAAGAATGGGAATTTGGCCCAAAAAGTTATGTGGTTGCTGAAGATAGTGGGCTGTATCCAAATCGACGCATACCCGGAACTCTGGGATTAAATTATAATATACAAGAAGTTAATTTTAAGACAGGCCCTACAGGCGGCCTGTCTCAAGAAAGTACAAATCTAATACAAGGGTCAATGACAATAATTGAGCCAATTGGAATTACATTCATTGATCAATTGGTTGCTGCTAGTTACGACGGATATCAATTTAAAAATTGGACAGAACAGCCATTTATACTTCAGTTAGATTTTAAAGGATATGACGATGCAGGTCGGCCGATGCCAGTTAATAAAAAATTTAGAAAAAGATTTCCTATAATCCTTAACCAAGTAAAGATAAATCTTAGCAATAAAGGAACCGAGTATAAGGTTACCTTTGCTCCTTATGCTCACTTGTCGTATATGAAAGAATACGGATTCTTGGATAAGGATATCAGTGTCGAGGGAGTGTCGACAGTCAATGAATTTTTTACCAGTCTAGCAACCAACTTAAATGATTACTGGAAAACACAAGTTGCTAAACGATTTATGGGAATACCGGATCAAATTGAATTTAAAATTGATCCAGTGATAGGTGATTCAAAAATACTCAATGAAACCAATATATCATTGAGCCGAGGTGATCCTGGAAGTAATTTAATTAATATTAAGGAAACTTCTTTTAACATACCTGCCGGTACAAAGATTACGTCAATCATTACAAAAATAATGTCGCATAGCAGATATCTCAATGATCAATTATCTATTGCATTGGCAAATCAAACGCCAGCAGGAGGTACAACTCCGACGATAATTAATAGTCTTACTCAAACTCAGGTATTTAAAGCATTTAAAACTACAGCTAAGATGGAAATAGGAGATGTAGATCCTTTGCGTAACACCCGCGCTAAAAAAATGATCATTAATATCAGGCCCTACGATAATTGGAGAACTGAACATCCGGCATTGCCGCAGTTTGTAGATTCTAGTCCGCATACTGTTAAAAAATACGAATATTTGTACACTGGTGGCAACAGTGATGTAATTGATTTAAAAATAGACTTTGATACTAGCTATTTTGTTACAGTCATGAAGTACACAAATTCAGTGGCCGCACAAACTGCTTCTAAGTCAACAGCTCTTTCAATATATAAAAGCCTATTGCCCAATCCCATGTTAACACCGTCTCTGTTTAAAGCACTTATCCCGGCATTTAGAGCAGTGGGTACAGTATCAGAAAGTAGAGTAAGAGCAGTTCGTGGCGACCAAAACTCCACTGCTGGATTGAATATCATTGATAGTTCTGACGCACAACAAATGATGGATATTATTAGGCGCGGCGTATACAACGAAGCTGCAATGATTGATGTGAAACTAACTATACTTGGCGACCCTACACTACTAAAACAAGATGATTGGTTTTATACCCCCGACCCTGTAGATGCAATAAATTATAATAATATAAGCGGAGTTAGCCAAGCTGAATTTGCCGAAAAATACGGGCATATAAGATTTGATACTGGTATGGTTCCTATTAGTTTGATTATTAATACCCCAATTGATATGGACTTAGATATCACAGGTCAAGGGCTAGTGTACCCCCCAATTGGTGTAACTCCTTCGTTGTTTGGGGGACAATATGTTATAAGAGATATTGACAATAAGTTTGTTAGTGGTAAATTTACGCAGGTTTTAACTATGTCGAGGCTAATCAACTCAGATTTTGTTGCACCAGCACAAAGTACAGCTATAGCCGAAAGAACAGATGAATAGCGCCGGCACCCTATAAATTAAAGTAAAATACGGAATACACATAAATGGCAAGTAACGCAGAACGATCGTCGGCAGGCAGTACGTCATATACCGCTGACAGTAAAAAAGCCGGCACCACAATTGATCCAGGCCCGTATGTGGCAACGGTAGTAAAACACGTTGAAGGTTCAAGGATGGGACAGCTACTGGTTTATATCCCGGACTGGGGCGACGACCTAGAAGATCCAAATTCGCAAACTACAGTTAGTTATGCAAGTCCGTTCTATGGAACAACCTACGGAACAGATAGTCAACTTCTTCCTGATAATGCAAACACAGTGGGTCAAAGTTACGGTATGTGGTTTGTACCTCCTGATATTGGGTGCCAAGTTTTAGTTACATTTGTTGCAGGATCGAGAGATCGTGGTTATTGGTTCGCTTGTGTTTATGACAGCCCAACACACCATATGGTTCCCGGTCTAGCCAGAAACATCGGTGGTTCAGAAAATACTACAGCACCCACAGACAGTCCAGTAACTCCATACCTGGGACCTGACAGTATACTACCAGTGGTAGAATCCAGTACAGCATCACCTAAAGCATTTGATGCCGACGGCTTGGAAAAAACACCCAGATACTTTCACGAATACCAAAGTTCTTTGTTAATAGGACAAGGGTTAGATAGAGATAAAATTCGCGGTTCTATTAGTTCAAGTAGTCTAAGAGAAAGTCCTAGTAATGTATATGGTATAAGTACTCCGGGACGCAAAGCTACAACCACAGATCAAGTCAAAGACAATCCTCAGCAGGTTATAATGCGCAAAGGTGGTCACCAATTTGTTATGGATGATGGGGCAGCCGCCGACGGAACAGATCAATTGATTAGACTGCGCACATCTGCGGGACATCAGATATTAATGAACGATACTGAGCAAGTATTCTATATAGGCAGTGCTAGCGGATACCATTGGATGGAATTTAGTAACAACGGTATGATTAATATGTACGGATATGCAGGATTTAATCTGCGCACTGTGGGGGCATTAAATTTACATAGTGACACGTTAGTAAACATACACAGCGGCGGAGCAGTAAACATACAAGGGTCAAAGGGTGTAAACATATCTAGTTTAGCATCTGTTGGTATTTCGGGTATGACTGGAGCCTCTCTAAAGACCAATGGATTTTTAAGTATCACTGGTATGGCAACAACAACAATATCGTCAGGCGGCCCATTGACCATTGGTTCGCCTAGTATCACCAGCATTGTTGGATTGGGTATGCTGAAACTAAACAGCGGCAAACCTCCAATACCAATCCCTGTGATACCGACTATGCCTAAAGATTTCCCGGATGTGCAATTCAGTGGCACACGCTGGGAACTGCAAGATGATGCCGTGGCCAGTACCTGTACTGTGGTACCTGGCCACGAACCATGGCAAAACTCAGACGGCACCCGCCCTGGTCCAAACGGCTCTGGCAATAATGCTCTTAAAAATATAGTACTTGGTGGTTCTCTAGCATTATTAGGAGTTGGTATAAGTAATGCTGTTAGTAATTTTGCAAGTGGTGCCTCGGCAGCATCTAGTATAGCCAGCTCTGGATTCCCATAATATGTTACAAGATCTTGGATTTCTAAATGCAGTGGGACAAGCTATTCCTAACCCTATGCCAATCAGCTGGCTAGGTCGCCCCGACGTACCTACACTACCGCCGTCATGGGCCAATATTGGTACTTTGACTAATTTGCAATTACAAAGCTTACAATCGCAAATTGCCTACGACAAAAGCGGCTGGAACTTGTCTAAGATTGGGGCAAATGATGAGCTTGGCTACTATCAAATTACACCTGCACAGTTAGAAAGTTATGGACTATTGATAGCCGGTGCAATCAATCAATATGGAACTGATGCAGTTAACTATCGTAACACCTGGCAACCCACATACATTAGAAATAATACCAATTCTTATGCTTATTACTTCTATGATGTGCCGGATATAGATACGTTTCTGATAGCTCAGGTAGTGCAAGATCACTTGGCATATCAAAGAATAAACGATCTTTACTTGGAATTACAAAATATTGGGGCTATTAAAAATACCGACACCAATGATGTTGCAGCCGGAATGGTATACGTTGCTTGGGATTTGGGTGTAGGTAAAAAGCCTAATAGGAATAACCCGTCGGGAACAGGCGCATATGCCTGGAGATTTTTCAACAAAGGCAACGGAATTGCAAACTTTAACAGTGGTAGATATGCTCTACAAACACTAATTTAAAATAAATACATATATGGCAACATACAGAGGTTTTAGCACACTAGTTAACAAGAAAAAGTACAGCTTAGAGGATTATGCTCTGGCTAAACAGGATCTATTTAACTACTTTAATACTAGAAAGGGTTCTCGATTAATGAATCCTGATTTTGGCACGATTATATGGGATATGTTATTCGAACCATTGGATGATGATTCCCAACAGATTATATCAGACGATGTCAAACGTATAGTTCGTTATGATCCCCGACTTGCAGTAGAATCGGTATCAATTACGGAACAAACAAACGGCTTACAAATACAAATAAGTTTGACTTATGTACCAACAGATCAGTCTGAAACTTTCAACTTATTGTTTGATCAAACCACAAGATCCCTAACATCATCATATTAACTGACCATATAATTTACCTAAATAAATATATGATATAGGTAAACACATATGGCACAAACTACTCGTCAAACTAACTTACTAGTCGAACAGGACTGGACAAAAGTATACCAATCTTTCAGCAATGCTGATTTTACCAGTTACGATTTTGAAACACTTCGTAATAGTATGATTGAGTACATTAAGACATATTATCCAGAAACATTCAATGATTTCATTGAAAGCTCTGAATATTTGGCCCTAATTGATTGTATTGCATTCCTGGGGCAAAGCCTTTCTTTCCGCTCAGATTTAAATGCACGGGAAAACTTCTTAGACACAGCACAGCGCAGAGATAGTATTTTAAAGCTATCCCGTATGCTAAGTTACAATCCAACTCGCAGCAGCAGTGCAACTGGATTAGTAAAAATTGATTCAGTGCAAACAACAGAAACTATAACTGACAGCAGCGGAATTAACCTGTCAGGTGTTACAGTTAATTGGAACGATCTTACTAACGATAATTGGTTAGAGCAGTTTACTACAATTATTAATTCTGCACTGGTTTCTAGACAAGCACTGGGCAAGCCCGGTAATAGCCAAGTATTAAACGGTATTCAAACAGATGAATACAGTATAAGACTAAATCCAAACAGCTTGCCAGTGGCCAAGTTTAACGTAAATCTATTGTCAACTACTTTACCATTTGAAGCAGTTAGTGCAACATCTGTTGGGCAAAGTTACATATACGAAGTTGATCCAACTGTATCGGGTAGATTTAACATTTTATACAGAAATGATAACAACGGTAACGGTAGTAATGATACTGGTATGTTCTTGTATTTTAAACAAGGCAATCTGCAGGCAACAGATATTAATTTTCAAAATGCTATCCCAAATAACTTTGTACAAATAGCTACAAATAATATCAACAACAATGACCATTGGTTATACCAACTTGGCCCAAATAACTCAACGCAAACACTATGGGGCGCAGTTCCTGCATTAACCGGTGTCAACGTAATTTACAATCAAGAATCAAATAAAAACTTATACCAAATTAATTCGTTAAGCAACGATCAAGTTGGATTAGTATTTGGCGACGGTAGCTTTAGTAATATTCCTCAGGGAAACTTCAGATTCTATTACCGTACCAACACAGGTGCAAACTATAGCGTAACGCCAGATGATATGTCATCAGTTAGTGTGGCATTCAGCTATATCAGTTCTAAAAACACAGTAGAAACATTAACTGTTACTGCTAGTTTGAAATATACTGTTACTAATGCTACATCAACTCAATCATTGAATTCTATTAAGTCGTATGCACCGCAACAGTACTATACACAAAATCGTATGATTACCGGTGAGGATTATAATATTCTTCCGCTGACTACATTTACCAGCATACAAAAAGTTAAAGCAGTCAACAGAACTAGTTCAGGAATTAGTTTATATTTAGATTCATTGGACCCAACCAAGAGCTATAGTAGCACAAACATATTTGGCGAAGATGGCACTATTACAGCAAATACCGCTGCCAGGTCATTGAATTTTGACTTTTTGACTTCTAACGACATTTATAATGCAATTTATAATGATGTAATTCCAGCAATCAATTCAACTGGTATGCGTAATTATTATTATGCTAATTACCAACGTTATAATAGTCCTTATGCCAATGTAACGTTTTTTCAAACAGCAAATAGCACAGTCAGCAGCAGTGGCTACTTACAGTATGCTGGAAATACCTTGCAAGTAGGCACAGGAGTAACTGGTAACCTTCAATATATTGCACCCGGTGCCACGGTGCAGTTCACCAGCAACAGCTCAACTTTTTACTCAGCGGTCGCTGGTGTAGTTGCAGCAACTGATCCAACCACACCAAACTTAATTAGATTTGCTAATGTAGTGCCCACTGGAGCTGTTATAACTGGCCCTGGGCTATTGGGAAATTCAAGTATTATTCCTACATATAAAAATGATCTATCCAGCAGTTTAATTAGCACAATGGTTAGTCAGATTGCAGCAAAAACTAATTTTGGATTAACATACGATCAAGTAAATCAGGTATGGAAAAACATACCACCGTCGAACATTGGCACAACACCAGATTCTGGATGGTTGATGAAGTTTAATTACAATCAAGGGCTATATAATATCGAGTACAAGACACTGGCATACACTTTCTCCAGTACCGGATCGACTAAATTCTACTACGATCCAACTGTTAAAGTTTATGATTCGTTGAGCGGTGAGAACATAACAGATTCGATTAAACTATTAAAAATTAATACCAAGCCCGGTGGCGCACAACCAATGGACACTGATGTAATTTGGCAAGTTTACGATATAATTACAGCAGTGGATGGATATGTCGACGACAGTAAAATATTAGTTAAATCCCCAAGTTCACACCTTGAGGGAGTTCCGGACGATCCCGATCTATATACAACCACTGCTGGTTCGAGCACTAGCCGAGACAATTTGTATTTTAGATACAAACACAATTCTCCTAGCCGTAATAGAATTGATCCAACGCCTATTAACATCATTGATTTGTATATTCTAACTTCGGAGTATACTAGAACATATGCTGCTTGGCTTAGAGATTTAACTGGTACACTAACACAGCCAACTCCGCCTACTTCAAGTACATTGGAAATTGACTACAGCGAGTTAGATAACTACAAAACTGTTAGCGATAGCATAGTCTATAATCCTGCCAAATTTAAACCATTGTTCGGCGCAAAAGCAGACCCTTCATTACAGGCACGTTTTCAGGTAGTGAAAAATCCAGCAGTCAATATAACCGATAACGAAATAAAGAGTCAAGTTATTTCAGCAATCAATAGATACTTTGATGTTGGCAACTGGGATTTTGGTGATACATTCTATTTTTCAGAGTTATCAGCATACCTGCACTCAACATTGGCTCCTAACATAGCTAGTATTTTAATTGTACCAGCTAGCGATAGTTTAGTATTTGGTAATTACTTTCAAATCAACAGCGAACCTTGGGAAATTATCACCAGTGCAGCAACAGTTAACGACATTGACATCATTGGTGCAGTAACCGCAGCACAACTTAATCTTGGCAACAACCTAGTAGGAACATACTAATGGCATTAATTAGCACCCTAAATTTTTTACCTGAAGTATTTAGATCCGACACTAACCAACGATTTTTTGGAAGCACACTAGATCAGCTAGTGACAGATTCTTTTAATGTGCCGATCAATGGATACATTGGTAGAACTTTCGCACCCACATACAAGCAAGGGGATAATTACATACCTGAGCCAACACAGCAACGCACAAAGTATCAACTTGAGCCCAGTGTTGTAATTCGCAATCAAGATGCTGATATAATCTTTAATACTACCTACGCTGATTTGTTACAGAACGTTGAAAATTATAATGGTAAGTCGGACAATCAACAACGACTATTTAGAACTAACTCCTACAACTACGACAGCCATACAGATTACGACAAGTTTGTAAACTATAACAACTATTATTGGTTACCAAACGGAACAGCCGCAGTATCAGTCACAGCAGGGGATACTCCTCTAAGAGCAGACTATGTAGTAACACGCAATACTAACGTAGGCGGGTATACATTTAGCGGTGTGGGCCCGCACCCAAATACACAACTAACACTAGCACGAGGTGGTCGTTACACATTTACAGTAGATCAGCCAGGCTTTAAGTTTTGGCTACAAAATGAAGTAGGTACTTCGGGAGTAGATTCCAACATCTCCACAGTGGGCACAAGAGAAATATTTGGAGTTAAAAACAATGGTACAGATAGCGGTGCGGTAACATTCAATGTACCATTAGCAACTGCACAAGATTTTTATGTAAGAATGCCAATTGCTACGCAGGTTGATGCAGCAGCAACTTTTAGTTATAGTCAGATACAAAATAGATTGCTCAGCCAATTCTTGAGAGAATTTCCAGAAGGCATTGACGGGCTTAATGCACAACTACAAAACAAAACTATAATTTTTATCAACTCAGATGTCGATGACGACTTGTGGACAGCAGAAGGAACATTTGACACCAACGGATTTAATAACGTTATGCCATTTGACTCGGGCGGATACTTACCTGGCATAGCACCGACACAGTATCGTCGAGGCAGCTGGAAGATTACACTAAGCCCTGTCGGTACAACTGACTATCTAATACAACTAGTACCAATTGACGCAGTTGGAATTAAAGAAAAAGTTTTTGTTAAATCGGGCACACTTTATGCCAGCACACAATTTTGGTTAAACAACAACGAACAGTACAATATTGTTCCGGTAATAACAGCGCCGTTAAATTATCTATTTTATCAAGACAGTGCAAATCCAGGATTTGTGGGTCAAATTAAAATAGTCGACAATGCCAGTGTGCCGATTGATGTAAACAGCGATATACTTGGTAAAATAGGATATACTAGTCCAAACGGTATAAAATTCACCAATGGACTAAAAATCCAATTTGACAGCTTGGTTGTTCCTAGCTCCTATGCCAACAGTCAGTGGTATGTAGAAGGTGTGGGTACCTCAATTCAATTGATTGCAGTCAGTCAGCTGACTGTGCCCGCAGCTTTCACATCTCTAATAGAAACAACAGCGGACTATATTACTGTTAACCGTACCAGTCAAGATCATAATCCTTGGAGCCGCACAAATCGTTGGTTCCACGTTGATGTATTAAATGCTGTCGCTGAATACAATAAAACAGAAGTAGACTATGGACCCAATATTGCAGGACGGCGTCCTATCATTGAATTTGAATCAAGCCTACAATTGTTTAATTTTGGTAAGTCGGCCAAAGACAATATCAATCTGATTGTATTTACAGCAACTGATGCTTTCAATGAATATGCTGGGCAAATTGAAGCGTACATACAAGGCATCAAACTAGTAACTGGGCAGCGAATTGTTTTTGCTAACGATTACGATGTTAATGTCACAAATAAAATTTGGCTAGTGGATGTACAAACAATTAATAATCAGTTTTTTATCAGACTGATTGAAACAACTGATGATCCGGTGCTGCCTTACGAAAATGTACTAGTAACACAAGGCACGTATGCAAATAAAACTTTTTACTTTGATGGAACTGAGTGGAGTGAATGCCAAAATAAAACAGCATTTAATCAAGCTCCATTGTTTGATCTAGTAGACACAGATGGGTATAGTTTTTCAGATACTACCGTTTATCCTGCTTCAACTTTTACAGGCACAAAGTTCTTTGGTTACGATGTAGGCACAGGCAATAATGACCTACTACTGGGGTTTCCGTTAAAGTATCAGAACTTTAATAACATTGGCGATATAGTCTTTAAGAACTATTACGATGTAGAGTCTTTTACTTACACAGGAGCTTCTGCACCAGTTAAATGCAGTACTGGTTATATAGTTAAAAACTCAGGATTAACTACCTCTGTAAAACTTAACAATTGGGTCAACAGCGTAGAAATAAGCGATCAGTACCAAATGTTCTCAAAGTTTTATGACGGGCTAGTGGTAACAGTCTCCGGTCAACAATATGCGTTTGTGCAAATAGATATATTGCCTGTGGATCAAGCAACCGTTCCCTACATCAAAGTCTTCTTAGATAATGCATTACTTGACCCCGACACTGATTATACTGTTACTAAAGTGGGAATTTATGATGTTGTATTACTAACCACGTTACCTAATATTGGTGCCAAGATAGATGTGGCGGTATACAGCAACACCATTAGCAAAACAGGATACTATGTTGTTCCTGAAAACTTAGATTATAATCCACTTAATGAAACTTTTGACACTATTACACTCGGACAAATACGTACTCATTACAATAAATTAATTGAAAATACATCTAACAACGATATACCAATTCAGGACCAATATGTAAAAGCACAAGGTGGTACACTATTGCAACATAGCGGACCTCTGCTGTATGCAATGACTTTTTTAAATGATCAACAATTAAATTTTGTTGACGGTATATCTTTGGCACGTAAAGAATATCAACGCTTTAAAAATAAGTTTTTACAGGCCTGCGTAACACTGACTACATTAGATTATAATGATCCTGTAACAGGGGTTGATTTAATTCTATCTAGTATCAACTCGGTAAAAAACAGCAGCTTTCCTTGGTATTACAGCGATATGGTCCCTTACGGATCAGAGTACACTTCGATATCCTACAGCATTTTAAATGCTAGACAGACTCAGTACGAAATTTCGTCAATATTTGACGACACAGCACTGGGAAATCGTGCAGTATTAGTATACCATAACGGTTCGCAATTGACCAAAGGTGTTGATTATACCTTTAGTTCAACTGTGCCGGCAGTTACTATATTAAAACAATTGACTTTTGGGGACACCTTAGTCATACGAGACTACGCCAACACTGACGGTAATTATATACCTGAGACTCCAACCAAGTTGGGGTTATACTCAAAGTTCTCTCCTGAGATTTACACAGATGATAGTTATAGAACTCCCATAGATGTAATACGTGGTCACGATGGATCATTGACACCTGCGTTTGGTGATTTCCGCGACGACTATCTATTAGAAATTGAACGTAGAATTTATAATAATATTAAGTCCAACTACGAAAACAATATAATAGATCCAGAAGATGTTATACCAGGTAGATTTAGAACAACTGACTACTCATTGAACGAATGGAATCAATTGTTAAGCCAAAACTTTTTAAACTGGGTTGGCGTAAACAATATTGATTACACCAACAATGAATGGTATGATGCCAATGATTCCTGGACCTGGAACTACAATAAATTTGTTGATATAGTTGACGGATCATTCTTACAAGGATCCTGGAGAGCAATTTATCAATATTGGTTTGACACAGATACACCAAATACAACTCCTTGGAAAATGTTAGGATTTGACATTGAGCCAAGTTGGTGGGAAGATCGTTACGGCCCCGGTCCATATACAAATGGAAACACTACACTATGGGACGATTTAGCTGCTGGCTATGTGTGGAACAATGGGCAGTCGTATACTGATGCTAGATTTGTTAGACCCAATCTTAAAGATTTTATACCAACTGATGCAGCTGGTAATTTATTATCGCCAACTGATGCAAATTTAGTTAAGCAATATAACATAACAAGTGCGTCAAGCAACTTTAGTGTGGGTGAACAATCTCCTAGCGAAGTAGCGTGGAGACGCAGCAGCGATTTTCCTTATGCTTTACAATTAGCATTATCATTGGCTAGACCTGCAGAGTATTTTGCTACACAAATAGATACAAGTCGTTTCTTTGAAAATGCAATAACAGGGCAATTTTCTAATATAGACAATAAAAAAGTAACTCCGTCAGCTCTTAGAGTAAACGGTGATACTACCACTGTACCGGGTACTGTGTTGCGTACCAGCGGATATGTTAACTGGATTGGAGATTATTTAAAAAATCTAGGAATTGATCCTGTGGTTAAAATCAATTCTTATCTACAAAACTTAAATGTTAACTTGGCATATAAAACCGCAGGATTCACAGACAAAAACATACTTACAGTTTCTGCAGAGCAAACAAGTCCGGGTAGTACCAATTCAAGCGTAGTGCTACCAGATAACAATTATGATGTTTATCTCGGGAAATCTGTTCCAGTTACTACCGTTACCTATAGCGCAGTTATTGTTGAAAAAACACAGGCTGGATACAGCGTGTCTGGGTACAACATCAACCAACCATTTTTTGATATATTACCCAGCGTAGTTAATACTAGTGCCCCTGCGGTAGTTACAGTTAACAATTTATCAGTTAAGATTTATCAATCTAGCAGCACAACAGTAACTTCAATTCCTTATGGGGCAACGTTTGCAACGCCACAACAATTGGCAGACTTTTTGATCAGTTACGAAAGACAGCTAACAGCCAGCGGGTTCTTATTTACTACGGTAGATCCAGATTTGGGATTACCAAGAAATTGGACTCTGAGCGTTCGTGAATTTTTATATTGGGCACAGCAAGGCTGGGATTCTGGCACATTATTGGTATTGAATCCAATGGCTGCTAAACTGAGCTTCTCATCCAACGGATCAATGGTAGACGAAATTTCTAACCTACCTAACAAAGGTATGATTCTGGATCAAAATTTTGTTCCAATTAAAAGCAATCAATTTAATATTTTACGAACAGAATCACCAGAACAGAATTTCTTTCAAATTACTGCTCTCAATGGCGCCAGCATCGGATTTGCTAGATTCAATTTGATACAAAGCGAAAGTGTATTGATATTTGATAATGCCAGTGACTTCGGCGATGTTATATACGTTCCTTCTCAAGGAACACGTCAGTTTAGATTAAAAGTAACTGGATTTAAAACTGGTGCGTGGACTGGTGCATTAAGTGCAGCCGGATATATTTACAGTAACTTAGATATCAGTGCCTGGAAAACTGGACAAGATTATAGACGCGGTGATCTAATAGAGTATAACGGAATATACTATACAGCAACGGCTAATAATGTTCCGGCTAGCCAAACATTTAACTTTTCTCTTTGGACTGTGGCGTCTAGTATTGACGAACGATCTGGTCTATTACCAAGTCTTGGTACACAGGCACAAACGTTTGAAAGAATTTACGATGTAGATTTGCCGCCCCAAGATGAAACTTTACAAGCATTCAGTTCTGGTCTAATTGGATTTAGAGAAAGACCTTACCTAACGGACTTGGGAATGTCTATTCCTACTCAGACCAAGTTTTATCAAGGGTATATCAAACAAAAAGGCACAGCAAATGCTGTAGAAGCACTAACACGAGCCACATTTAATAACGTGTCCGGTAACATTAAGACATACGAAGAATGGGCGTTTCACGTTGGCACATACGGTGACCTAAATGGCAATCAGTACACAGAGTTTGTTTTAGATCAAAGTGAATTCTTAAACGATCCTGTTGCGTTTACATTAACTGCCAATACATTTAGCACTGGCAATATTATTGCTAACTTAGCGGTGAATACATATTCCTATACAGGCAATATTACTTCAAACGTATACTCGGCTGGAAATATTTTAAATGTTTCTACTAGCTTGTATGATAATAGAACACAAACAAATTATACAACTGATTTGCCGACCGCGGGCTTTGTAAACGTACAAGATATTGACTATACGTATTTTGACATCAAGAATGTTACATCAATACCCAGTCCCGGGGACGGTAAGAAAGTATGGGTAGCAAAAGATTACAATGACCAATGGAATGTATTTAGAATATCCATTACTAATTTAGAAGCAACAACACTGGTATATGCACTAGATTCTTTTGCTAAACTGACATTTGATATTCAGCATACATTTGTGCGCAATGATTATTTTATACTTGCAGACTTTGACGAAAAATATGACGGCTTATACCGAGTGGTTAGTGTTCCTACTGCAACCAGTGTAACAATCATACTACAGAATCCATTGGATCTGATCGCCACTAGCAGTAGAACAGAAAGCAGTGGTATAATATACAAGTTAACTTCTGCGATTGTTAATTCAATAACCGATGTTAACAGCGTACGACCAGCAGGACACTGGGAAAATAATGATCGCCTATGGGTTAACCGTGCTACCAGCGAAGGTTGGGGAGTATATTCATTTACATTCCCGTGGAATAACGATTCAGATACTCAACTAACTGCAAACACCGTTACGACTAATAGTCGATTTGGATCTGCTGTACGTATTGGCGAATCATATTTCTATGTTGGAAATCCGGGACAATCGCAGGTTAAAGTTTATTCTCTGGACGATTATTCAGCGAACGTAACTGTGGCCAATACCAACGCACAATTTGGTCAGGTGTTGGATGCGCAAGGTAATTTATTAATTGTTGGGTCTGCTGATACTGTACAGGTATATCGCCATACCAACAGTATAACTCCGGCCTGGGTGCAAACTATTGCATCTGCTAATATTACCGCAGTATCAAGTGTTAGCCTAAGTGCAGACCGGCACTGGTTGTATGTTGGCGGTGCCGACAACGATATGTTTGAGGCCTACTATACAGCCAACGTTGTGTTACCAAGCTATAGTTGGGTTAAGAAGCAATCCGGTACAGTTGGTAGCTTATTTGGTCAAGCAATAAAAACCAACAGCACAGGATCAGTATTAATAGTATCTGCGTCAGACGCAGACAATACAGTAAACGAAAATGGAAATGTTTACATCTATAATAGATCAGCAAACACATTTAGTTTAGCGCAAACAATTACAACAGCAACCAGCTCAAATGTTGGGGCACAATTTGGTTATAGCTTAGACACAGATGCAACAGGAACAAACCTATTTGTTGGTGTCCCTGGCAGCAAATTATTGACTTATTCAAATGGCGTAATCGAGCGTTGGGTACACAATGGCAGTTCGTATGTGTACAAAGAACATTTGGTAAATCCACAGGGTGCAACTGGATCGTTTGGTACTAGTGTACGTGTAACCGGTGATGCGCAAACTCTTGCAGTTGGCAGCAAAGGTAGCCCGGCAGATGAAACAACAACATTTGACGAAACAACTACAATCATTGATACAAACACTACTCAATTTGTTGACTACATAACAAACAGCGGAGCAGTTTACGTATTTGAATTGATAACAGATTTGACCAATAACTCAAACGTATACAGCTATGTACAGGAAATTGCAGTACAGGTACAATCAGGCGACGAATTTGGATACAGCATTGATCTAACTGATAGTTTAGTTATAGCAGGTGCCCCTGGGACAGACGAACGATGGGCTAATAATGAAATTAAAACATCTGCTATTGGATCTGCACACGTATTTGTTAACGATATAAACAGTCAGGCCTGGAGTTTGACTAGACAACAAGAGCCTCGTGTGGATATTAACAGTATCAATAGAATATTTGTTTATAATAAAACAAACGACAATATTTTATCAACAGTTGACTACATAGACCCTGCTAAAGGAAAAGTACTAAATTCAGTATTGCAAGATATTGATTATCAGCGTAACAATGATCCAGCATACTATAATGCCGGCTCCGGTACAGTCTCTGTTGACTATCATTGGGGACCTGAACAGGTTGGCACAATTTGGTGGGATTTGAATTCTGTCAGATATATTGATTACGAACAAGATTCTTTAATATACAGAATAACACACTGGGGAGAACAATTTCCGGGAAGCCAAATTCAAGTATACGAGTGGGTCGAAAGTATGAGCCTACCCAGTGCCTACACTGGCACCGGAACTCCGGTATTTGCTAACAATTCTGCTTATAGTACATATGGGTATGTTGATCAATCGGGTGCTGTAAAAATAAAATATTATTTCTGGGTAGTAAACAAAGATACTATTGCCCCTGGAAAGAATAACAGCGTCTACAGTATCACTGCGGCAATCGACAATCCCGGCAGTCAAGGGGTTACATACGCAGTGGTTCCTCGCAACGACACTATTGCAATTTACAATATCAACAATCAGCTGACAGGGCAAAATACTATTTTACATATTGGTAGCAAGGCTGCAAATGCCGGATTAATACACAGCGAATATGCACTGGTACAAGAAAAAAATCCAGCAAGTAGAATTCCTCCGTTTATCGAAAGTAAAATGATTGACAGTTTGGCTGGACAAGATCAGCTGGGAAATGTAGTTCCGGATCCAGTGCTTACTCCTGCACAGCGGTACGGAATTGGTGTTCGTCCCCGTCAAACAATGTTCATTGACAGACAGTTAGCGTGGGACAACTACCTTAGCATTGTTAACACCTATTTGCAAGATTATCCTGTTACTGTGCGTCGCGTTTTAAATTTATTAAACAGCAGCGAGCCAATACCCAACGAAAATACTCAAGAATATGATCAGGTTGTTAACACTGAAGAAGAACTAAGTTACCTAAACACAGATTCTTTTGCATCTGGATATAAAGTTTTAGTAATTGATGACTCGTCACAAGATACCAAATGGTCAATTTATTCTTGGTCAGGTACTGAATGGATATTGTCTAGAGTACAAAGTTACAAGACTACATTGTATTGGACCAATTCAAGTTGGTACGAAGCTGGCTACGATTACACCAGAGCACCGGACGTTACTGTTGCCAATAACATTGAGCTAGGTAAATTAACTCTAGTTGCTGACCAATATGTTAAAGTTGTTCACGATGCTGATAATCAGTTTATTATCTATTACGTTGAATCCGATCTAAGTTTAACTGTAGTGGGAATCGAAAACGGAACTATTCAGATTTCCACAGACACAATTCCTGCTAAGGAAATGCGACAAATTATGTTGTCAATGCAAAACGAAATTTTCATTGACGACTTAGAATACGAATATAATCAAATATTCTTTGCAATCATCAAGTACGCATTGACAGAGCAAAAGAATCTTGATTGGGTATTTAAAACCAGTTTCCTAACAGCTACACAATATATTAGAAAACTGGAACAATTCCCTGCTTACATTGCCGATAATCAAGATTATTATCGCGAATATATTAACGAGGTTAAACCTTACAGAACTGTACTTAGAGAGTTTGTTGTCAACTACGAACGAAATGATAATTACGGCGCAGATATAACAGACTTTGATTTGCCTCCCTACTGGGACGCAAACTTACAGGTTTACCGTAGCCCCAGCGGCGAGCAGACATACGATTCTACTTTATGGACACAAGGTGTTTACTCTCAGTGGAACAGCAACTATAAGTACCAAGTGGTTGATGTAGTTGTAGAAAATGCTGGACAAGATTATTTGTTTGCACCACAAATTACCATCAGTGGTGGCGGGGGAACTGGAGCCACAGCATACGCTACTATCAACAGCAGCGGCGGCATTGCCAACATCTATATCATTGAAAGCGGATCTGGATATACAACTTTCCCAGATATTATTATCAATGGCACCGGCACTGGTGCAACAGGTCGCGCAGTTCTGCGTAACATTAACGATGGTGCAGACACCGGGCATAACGTAGTTAGAAGCATTAAAACAAATATGAAATTTGACAGAGTATCTTATACTACATCAAATGTATTTGTTAACTGGACTGATTTAACTACATCCAATGTCGGAGAAACTATTGCAGCCAATACAATCATACTGCTGTCTGGTAGCTTATTTAAGTTAGCAAATACTTATGTCATCGATGCCAATGTTACATTCCCAACAAGCAATGTTTCTGGTATTAATGCCAACATATTTGATAGCGCCAACGATAGGATCACTGCCTTTAACGGTAATATTGACCTGTCATTGACTCAAGATGGCATTGACTATCCCGGAGTTATAGTTGATGGCAATACTTCTATTACTGATGCAAACGTTAGCAGTTATGTTGGAACAGAATTAGACAGTATTATACAAAGTCTGTACACAGATGACTTGGGAGTTCGTCCTAGTACTATCTATATCGACGGCGGTGAGTATGTTGACACATTTGAGAGTCACGCACCACAAGAACTGATTCCTGGCAGAATGTTAAATTCTTTAAGTTTATCGGTATTTGATACTAGCAATTTAGCATTTAAGATTTTTGGCAACACAGGCGATGCATTAAGTTACTATCGAATTGCAGCGGCCAACACAACCGTGTTATCCGGAAACTTGGCTCTGAGCGACACTAACATTTATGTCGATGATGCTAGCGTATTAACTAATCCAAACAGAGAAATTGCAAGTCCGGGCGTGATTTTTATCAATGGTGAAAAAATCACATACTATAGAAATTATGCGTTGGAAACTCCAACACCATGGTCTAGCAATTTGCTGGTATCAGTCGGTGAACTGATTACTTACAGCAGCAATACCTACCTAACACTAGGTAACGTATATACTCAAAACTTTGCCAACATCTCAGCTAATGTTAAACAATTGGCAAACGTCAATATACTGACTCAAATCAGACGTGCTGTTGATGGTACAGCACCGTCAACTATACAATCAGTGGATTCAAGAGTGGTTGACGCCGGATTACAACAAGTAGTGCCAGACACAGTAACTGAAAATGTTACGTTGTCCGTTAACACAGCCTATACTGTCACTGATGATATCAGCTATAAGATATTCTTAACTGCAAATATCAGTGCAAACATAGGAGATACTATTTCTCAGATTGATTCAAATTCTTCTGCAACAATAGCATCTATGCGTGTATTAGAAACAGTCAGCAACGTTACAGTAGTTCCAGTAATTCTACTAGAAGGTGGA